ACATCATACAAATCCACGGTCCCCGTCGCACTATTCACGACAACCAGGTCCGCTGGACCCTTACCACCTAAATCATAATAGACGTGTGTATTTGGCTTTGCTAGGAAGTCTATAGCCGCTAACAGCTCAGCACGAATACCTTTTTGTTGTTTACTTGTTTCCATGATAGACAATTACAACCGCTGTACAGTTAGGACATGATAAGTTTGTCATGATCATATGTTCTTCTTCATCGTTGTCTTCCCATTCTGTGTCGTGGTCACCACCCCATATTAATTCGTGGTTGCAGCTCCAACATTTCATCCTTCGATCTCTCCCCAGTTCTTACCAGATTCATAATCAACTTTATTTGGAACTTCTAATTCAACAGCGGACTCCATAATACTAATAATCTTTTCTGCCTGTTGTTGATCCTTGACTGAAATATCCAACTCATCATGTATCTGTATGTGAGGTACAATTCCTTCTTTGTATAATGCTAACATAGATTTTTTTGTCATGTCAGCAGCACTACCTTGGATTAATTTATTTAATGCTTTGTATGTAAAGGCACGTTTAATCATCCCCGGTCCGTGCTCCCTGATGGCGTCGTCATACTTTAATGGTTTATTAATACCAAAAGCTTTTGACTCCCACATATCAAAATGGCAAATACGACCGCCTATCGTTCTAATCTTACCGCTGTCTTCTGCTCTACGCATCACAGACTCAGATAACATTTTAACGAAAGGCGCTTTAGCGTTGTAGGTTTTTATTAACTCCTCCGCTGCATCTTTTAATAAACCTAACTCTGACATTAGTTTATTTTTTCCCATGCCGTACATTAATCCTAAGTTAATAGTTTTAGCTTGTTTACGATCAATACCAGCCATGTCAGCAATCATCTGGTGAAAGTCTGCCTCGCCTTTATTGTATTGATCTAATATCATATGTGATCCTTCTAGTTTTAACAGACTAGAGAAGTGAACCACGATCCTCGGTTCTTGTTGACTGTAGTCAAAGCAACCCCAAGTACAACCACGTTCAGGTATAAAGATAGATCGAATCATAGGACCAATAGTTTTGTGTCGTGCTGGTATCTGCTGTAAATTTGGATTCGAATAACTAAATCGTCCTGTCACTGTGCCACCCTGGTCAGAGCGTATCTGATTGATATCACTGTGTATTCTGCCGTTGTGTTCGTGCTTAATAATGGTGTCTATGAATGTTGTGTGTGCTTTGTTTATCTCTCTTGCTTCTGCAATGCGTCGCGCCAACGTGTCTTCTGGATGTGATGCTAGAAAACCTTTGGTAAAACTTGGTGCACCTTTATCTGTTCTGTCGTACGGTAATTTTAATCTATCAAACGCTGTCGCAATAGAAGCTGCAGCCCATATCTCAACTTCAAAACCTGCTTCTTTATTTATTAGTTGTAGTAAATCTTTTTCTTGTTTAACAAAATCTTTTTTAATTTGATCTGCACGTTCCAGGTCAACTGGCACACCTTTAAACTTCATGTCAATTAAACATGGAAACAAATCTGTTTCTAAATTAAACACGTCCCACAAATCTTGTTGTGTTAGTTCATGCTTCATCGCTTGCCATAACTTTAATGTTATCTCAGCGTCACGTTCTGCATACTCACCAACAACTAATGCTGGTAGTCGCCACATCTCTGCTTTTGGATCAACGCCCCAGCGTTTTGCTGCTTCCTGTAGTACACTTTCATTCTTACCTAGTCCTATGTATTCTTTAGAAATAGAATCTAATGTAAAACTAAAACGATTTTCGTTTACTAAACTTGCTGCAATCATTGTGTCAACAATACGTCCGTTGATTGTAAAGTTCATTGAACGTAACCAGGACACATCATACATTGCGTTGTGAAAAACTTTTGTTGCAGGTGTATTTAAAACTTCTTGCATCCAATCAATAGCAATAGCTCTATCAATGTTGCCTTGGCCTTCATGACCTATTGGAAAATATCCTTTCCAACCTTCAACAGCTACAGCGAATCCAACAACCTCACCATCCTTGCGTACCGATCCTGAACCCATACTAATTAAATTAGGGTCACGAGTTTCTAAGTCGATTGCAATTTCAGTATGCTCACTTAAATCTGGCATTGGTGGTACAACCCACTCAGTATCCGGACTAAACGACATTGGTATTTGTAATCCCTTATTCAGAATAGTCTCTTTCTATTATCATATCGATGTAATGTTTTGCTTTCTCTAAATCTTGTTTGCCACTTCCTTTATGAGGATGTCTCATAATATACTTTATAGCATTCCCCTCAGCAAATAACAACTTGTTTTTATTGACGAATTCTGCGGGTTGTATTGCGTAATGGTTGTAATGATTACCTCCAACTTGTTTATCGTATGGATTAGACATATGCATAACTCCTTTCATAACTTTTTGGTTCTACAATATGTAATGTTTCTTCTGCTCTTGTTACAGCAACATAAAATAATCTGTGTGCTTCGTCTGGATCATTCTCTGCTGAGTCTACACTTGCTTGCGTTACGTCTGGCAACAACAAAATGTTTTTTGCTTCACCACCCTTTGCAGCATGTATAGATTTAAAAATAATCCTGGGTACTTCTAGAATATTTTCTCCACGTGCCAACATAGAACGTATGTATGTTTCTGTAAAATGATCTAGTTCGTTAAACGCTTCGTACCAGACAGCGTTTGTTTTTAATCCGTGTTCCGCGATGCAGTCTTCAATAGTATATGTTTTTTCTTTATCTAACGTGTTTGCTTTTCTGTAACCCATCGTCACATTGTTTCCTAAATAATTATAAATATTTTTTACTAAGATAGGTTCTAACGCTGTTCCTTTTCTCCAACGCTCCCATCTTTGTATCGCTTGCACCAGTTCTACTGGCGCTGCGTTCTTACCTCTAGACTTCCTGTAATACCATCCGTTTGCTTCACAGTGTTCTTCTACCTCTTCAAAAAAATGATGTGCTGATGCTAACACTAACCACTCACCTTCTGACATATCAACATCGGTCACGCTGCTATGATAAGACAACTCTCCCGACTGTCCATCTTTTGGTTTGTATTCTTTGTTATACTTGTTAGTAATTCTTGAACGTATGCTTTGTGCCAATTCAAAGATTGGTCCTGATGGCACTCTAAAAGATTTCTTTAAAGTCTGTACGTCGTCGACTTCGTTTTTTAATGCAATGAAATGATCTACGTCTGCGCCAGCCCATTTAAAAATTGCTTGGTCGTCATCACCTGCAATATAAGTCTTGTCGGAATTGTCCCACATAGAACGAACCATAGCCCATTGCAGCGGACTCAAGTCTTGCGCCTCATCTATAAACAACACTTCAAACTTAGGACTCAACTCTTTGTCAACAAACATTTGAAGCATGTCGTTGTAATCATACATACCCTTAGACTTCTTAAATTTGTTATATTCTTGGTCTAATAGGTACAAAACATCCCTCTCTACGTCCACTAGGTGCTCATTTCTGTCGTAAATCGTCATGACATCGACCATAGACACCCTAGCTTTATTAATTAACGTTAAATAAGCGTTGTCTGAGTCAAATAAACCATCAGCATTACTGTGAGCAGCACGTTTAATGGTCAATCCGTTCTTAGCACCAAACTCTTTGTAGTCAGGTGTAGTCACAACACGTTCTTTCTTTAGACCTGCTCTGTTGTATGCCAAAGAATGTAATGTTCTAAAAAAGGGAAACTCATCCTCTTCTAGATTAAACTTTTCCATTGCTCTCTTCTTAGCAACGCTGGCAGCATCTTTTGTAAATGTAAAGTAACCTATGTTTTTTGTATTAATACCAGATTGAATACACTTTTCTACCAGTTCAAGAAGTGCGTATGTCTTGCCTGTTCCCGGTGGCCCTAAGATGATTGTTTTCATTAGAATGGATGCTCATCATAAGTTGTTTCTACTTGTACAGCGCCCTCTTCAAAATCACCAAGTTTAACTTTTATACAACGTGGTCTCTTCTCGCCGTCCTTTGTTAAAACTTTTGGTCTAATCTCTTCTTCATACAGATCTAGTTCTTGTAATAATTTACCTGTATCTTTTTTATTCATGTCCCACGCATTCTTTTTTAAGAAGTTTAAGAAAGAAGTAACTTGGAACATAGCATGGTTTTCTTCCGTGCTAACATAACACTTACCGTTGACTAACTCTTCTAGTTTAGTTGTTCTAGTTCTATTCATTGTGTATTGTAATAATAACTGTCGTAATTCTTTTTTAGGCTGTAAAGATTCTAATGGTTCTATCTCTGCAACCTCTCCAGCAAATAAAGGTTTTAAATATACCTCTCGCCAGTCTTTACCTTTAAGGATAGGCACTACTAAGTTTGCCTGCTCCATAACTGCAACTGCAAATAAATTAGGGTTATGTAATTCCTGGCTCTTTAATTGCACTCTCTTATCACCAACAGTCAATATCCACGTTGCTGGTTCAGAGCAATACTTCTGTAAATCTTTTAATGGCGCCATTTGTTCCTCGTCATAGCCTACACCAAACTTTTTAGTCCTACACTTTGCAGGATTACATACGCCACAGATTGGTTGATCTTTACACCTGTACTTGTCATAACCTCTTTTGTTTAATGATCCTATTAGATCATTAACTTCTTTAAATGGTAAAGGCGGATCAAAATATTTTTGATTGCTTGCCATAACAGCGTCTTGCCAAGTGTCTGGAGTAGCCTGCTTATGAAACACACCAATATTAAACAAAGCATTGTTTCTAGATCCTTCACCAAACCCTTCGTCAGCTAACTTGTTTAAACAAGGTGGACCGTCCTCAAATACTTCTTTCTTTATAGTTTTACTTTTCTTTACTTTTATCTCATCTATTTGTGTTTCTGTTAGTACGACTTTGTCATACATAATATAAAAATCTGATTCTGTTATTGCTTCTCCATTTTCATCCAAAGCATAACGCATACCTCTAATACCGCCGTGGTAAGGTAGGTTTAAAAAGTTACCTACGTCTCCACGTTCCGCGAGTAATTCTGTTTGTTTAGGAAATATCTCACTACCACCAAAACCCAATGCGTCAGCCATAGCTATTAGTTTAGACTGCAACAATGCAGCGGATATAAACTTATCACAAAATAAAAACAAGTGTGCGCCGCCGGATTTAGATCTAAATAATACCAGTGGGAACTTATGGGACTTAATAGAGGCCGCTATATTTTTCAAATCTAACTTGTAATCATCGACATCAATGCAACCCCACTTACACATGTTTTGTTCGTTTATAGGTATGACACCTAGCGCTGGCTCAATGCCTTTAAGGTGATCTTGCCATAACTTATCTGTGACAGCGTCTCGTTTGATAAAAGCTTTTGCTTTTTGTTTTCCTTTGTCTGTGATAGCTCCGGGCTGTATAACCATTTGCCCATAGGCATTGTTATTGCCTTCAAATATTTCTTTAAACTTATTCATTTCTTCTTTCTAGGTCTGCCTTTCTTATTTCCAGTTTTTTTGTAAGTAGAACTGCATGCGTAGCTACAGTATTTTTTGGTACGTTGTTGTACCGCATGTATTGTAAACGTTTCACCGCATGTAACACATGTCTTTTCCTCCTCTATCATATCTCCTCCTTTATGATAGCAAGGCAGGGGGAGTTGCCTTGCTATCGTTGCTAATTAAAATGGTACGTCTTCGTCGTTTGACTTAGTCGAACCTTCTTCGCTAGCTTTTGCTTTTACGTCTCCGCTAGAACACGATATAGCAAAACTTTTAGCTGCCTCGTAAAGAGATTTATCCTGTACAGGACCATCTTTCTCTACACTCCAACCAAACCACGTTCCTTTGTCGTTTGATTGCTGGACAGTTTTCAGTCTATACAAGTGACTGTAAGATGCTGGTGTAAACAAACCATTTTTACCTTCTAGTTTGATACCATTCATCATTGAGTTCCATGTTCTACTAACTTTAAGTTGTGTAGATTTCATAGAGATCAATGCTGTTCCCATCTTCTCATCCATAACAAAGTAAGACGCTGTGTTTTCAAGATAGTTACCATTTGGTAATCTGTCTTTATAATCAGCTCCTCTCTTTGCTGTTTTAATAATGCCACTGTTCACTGAATGAATCTGTACTGGAGCACTTGTGCCCTGGCCACGATCTGACCACTCTACATACTCACGCTTATAATAGCACGGCATCACCTTTATCCCTTCTTCACCATCATATGTCTCTTTCGTCACGGTATTAAATATCATACCTGCTTCTGCGCCTTCCACATACTTAGAGTCATGCTTATTGATCTCCGGTGAAAGTTGTCCTAGCACTCTTAAGAATGGTAAAGCAAAATCTTCTGCTCCCATTTCGCTAGCTCCAACTAGTGCGTCTGCTTCAAACATACTGCCCAACGCGACTGCAGTACTTTCTTTTTTAGCTACTTGGTTCATGTTTAGTTTCTCCTTTTTCATGATTTCCGGCCTATTTTGGTTTGATCCTTCACGAAAGTGTGAAAGAATTCGGAAGGCATGTCGAGGCCGGCCTCGACACGCTCCCTATAGAGTGCTTTCAAAGTCATAGGTTCTACCTTCTGCTTTTGAGACGGCTCATAGCCCTCTTGCACTGCAAGGTCTAACAAATTGTTAGCCCTTGTATCTTCTCCTTTACCAAAGACTACAGAGACTTCGTTCTTAATGATGTCTCCCAGCCCCTGGTCACGAAGCCATGTGTAAGCTGCGTCCAACGAGTCTTTCTTTATAGTACAACTATAAGTTTTCTTTACGTCGACTGCTGATCCGTCAGCTAATTTCAAAGACGCCAAACCCTGTTCTGCTAACAGGTTAGGTATTATCTCTGAAGAAATCTTGTCTGCTTTTTCTTTTCTGTCTTTTATTTTTTGTTCCATCTCTGCAATCTCATTCTCATATGCTTGCAGTTCTAAACAAAAATTAGCCAGCGTTTGTATGTCTGATTTTTCTATCAGTTCTTGTTGATCTTGTTCTAGATCGTCTAGTTTTAAGTCCATGTTTTGCTTTCCTTGTTGTGTAAATCAATAGCTAAAGGATAGTAAAGTCTTTCTCTTTTCTCCCACTTTAAAAAATTAAAACAACCATTGGTAATGTCAGACACTATTGCTGTAGACAACCCTATGATAGCAGGATCTCCGGTACACAATATATAATCATGTGACTCAAAGTCCTTTAAATTCTTTTGCATTTTATGAATGAAAGGTCCTGTAGAAAAAATCATTTGTGAGTTTTTTGGTAAACAAATAACTAAGTTTCCATATTCTGCAGCACCTAAAATATTAATTGATTCTGGTGGATGTTGTAATACATATACCAATGGAGCGTCTGGATTGACGTCTTTAAAGTCTAAAAAGTCTGCTAGACTTCTACGATCATACAGCTCATACACTGTTAAATTCTTTGACATGTTATTTCCTTCTTTAATTCTTGACTTTGAATATAAGTATCATTATATGTATGTCAAGAAAGAATATAAAATAAATTATGATAGATAAATATAGGTTTAAAACTAAGCCTTTTGACCATCAAATGAAAGCCTTGCAAAAATGTTGGGCAAGAGAATCTTATGCTCTTTTTATGGGCATGGGCACAGGAAAATCAAAAGTTTTAGTTGACAACATTTCTGCTTTGTATGACAGAGGCGCGATCCGCGGTGCATTAATAATTGCACCTAAAGGTGTGTATAAAATATGGAGTGACAATGAAATTCCTAATCATATGCCAGATCATATCGACAAGACTGTAGTTTCTTGGAGTGCTGCAATTACTAAGAAAAAACAATTAGAACTTGACACGTTATTTGATGGCGAGCACGACCTTAAGGTATTGATAATGAACGTAGAAGCATTTTCTACTAAGAAAGGTCTGGACTTTGCAGACAAATTCCTTAGCATATTTGGTGGAAGAGCTTTGATAGGGATTGATGAATCTACGACGATCAAGAGTCCGACAGCAAAGCGCACAAAAAGTATTTTAACACTAGGGAAACTTGCAAAATACCGTAGAATATTAACTGGCTCTCCCGTAACTAAATCCCCTCTTGATTTGTACACCCAATGTGCATTCTTGGACGATTATCATTTAAACTTCTCTTCTTACTACGCTTTTAGAAATAGACATGCTGTTATGGTACGCCGTACATTTAGTGGTAGGAGTATCAACTTAGTTGTAGGTTATAAAAACATTCCAGAGCTAAGCACAAAGTTAAAACAATTTTCATACCGAGTAGCAAAAGAAGAATGTTTAGACCTACCAGCAAAAGTTTACACCAAACGATCTGTAGAACTGACTAAGGAGCAACAAGAATTGTATGCTACTATGAAACGTGCAGCAATTGCTCAGCACGAAGGCAAACTTATGACAACAGAATCTGCATTGACTACGTTAATGAGACTACATCAAATCACTTGCGGTACATTTAAAGCTGACGATGGTACAATCAAACACCTTAAGAATAACAGACTGCAAGCTTTGCATGATTGTTTAGAAGAAGTCGACGGCAAGGTCATAATTTGGGCAACTTACCGTGAGGACATAAAAAAAATAGTCGATTCTTTAAAAAAAGCTTACGGAGAAGCCTCTACAGTCGAATATCACGGTGGAGTGGATGCTACCCTTCGCCAGGAGAACATTGCTCTATTTCAAGAGAAAAAGGGCCCTACACGCTATTTCGTCGGAAATGCCCAAACCGGAGGGTACGGAATCACTCTTACAGCAGCTAACACGGTAATTTACTTTTCAAACAACTATGACTTAGAAAAAAGACTACAGTCAGAAGACCGAGCACATCGTATCGGCCAGACTGGCAGTGTTACTTACGTGGATTTAGTCGCAGAAAAAACTATAGATGAGAAAATAATTAAAGCACTTAAAGAAAAGGTAGATTTTGCAAATGACGTTATGGTTGAACAAGACATTAAAAAATGGTTGGACTTTTAATGAAGAAGTATCGGTTCGTACGCTGTTCGGCCTTCTATCTTCTTTGCTTGCAATACTTGTTTGCGCCCTGTTCCTGGTTCTCTTTTCGCTGAGCAATGAACCCATCCTGAATTTGGATCAACACCATCATAGAACTCTAGTATTAACTGATCAAATTCACAATTTTTTGTAATCCACGTTGCGAGCTCTTTGTTGTCAACTCCAGGAATCTCAAAGTCTGCTGCCTCACCCTTGGCATGCTGTGACTTAGACGAAGATCCGATAGCTTCGCACAGCTCTGGGCTACGATAGCCTGAAGATATCATGACCGGTTTACCAAAATGCTCACGCACTGGTTGTAGGACGGACTCCGCTAGGTGAATAAGGTTTTCTATTTCCGCGGTCCCCGGTTCATTCTTAATGTTTTTACGTACCGCTGTTTGAGATTTAACTAGCTCTGCTAGTGAAAAGTTGTTTGATAGTTTCATTAGCAATTCCACTTTCTTAAAGCTAAAGCTTTTCTTGTTGGTTTACCATTAGGTTTTTTCATAGGCCCTTTAACACCGCCCATACGTGCACAAAAAGATTTACGTCTCTTAGCTGCTTTAGAACCTTTTTTAAGTTTAGATGGTTTAGTTGTGACGGCTGTCTTTAACTTGCTACCTGGATTTGCTCTACGATAAGATGCTACACCTTTAGCGTTTAAACCTCCTGTTTTGCTCTTACCTTCTTTTCTTGTCCAAGCTGGAGTCTTAGCCATTAATTTCCCCCGCCTACACCTCCGCCTACACCTTGTATACTACCTAGGTATTGACCTGAGTTACCTGCAATCATTTGATCGATTTGTTGTTGTGCAGAAGCACCACCTATGTTGTTGTCTTGATTAATATTATTTACACCTGTTACTGCTTGCTGCAGTTGAGCATTACCGATACCACCGGTAGGCGCACCTTGAGCTAGTGACCGTAGTTCTGATACAAAACTTTGATTTCCCATTGGTCCTGCTCCCTGTAAACTCATAAAGTCCCTAAAATCAAAATCTATGTCCGGACTTGGTAGCGTATTCACTAATTCTGATATACCCATATTGTCAGGAAGCACTTGTGTTGTTTCTACCATAGGGTCAGCTACAAACTCTCCACCAGGTCTAAAAGGTTGCATTCCAAAACCAGGAAAACCACCGCCACCACCAGGGAAGCTAGGCTGTTGACCTCCTCCGCCTTCATTAGGAACTAAAACTTCTTGTGGAGTGTAACTACTACTTAAACTTTGTTTGATTGTATCAAACGCACCTTGCATAGCACTATCTAATTGATCAAACCCTGTCTGTACACTATCCATGATACCACCCATGGCACCACTACTATTACTAGGTTGTGTAGCACTAGCCAATAAACCTAAATTACCAAGATTAGTTTGTACTTGTTGAGGTTGAGGTGTTCTGGCTAGCATGTTTTGAATCATTAGCTTGTCTTCTTACTTGTTTTTTGACTTCGTTTAATAGCTGCTTCAGTAGGAGCGCCTTTAGCACCCTTCCTTCGCATTTTCTTTTTCTTTTTTTTCTTTTGATTATGTTATACCACAAACCTTTTTTAGCTACTCTGCCGTCTTTAGTTACGTGGGTATCTTTAGCCATTTACTTTGCCGCCTCTCTTCATCCTTTTCTTCATCATACCGCCGCCCATAGCTTTAGTACGTTTCTTTTTCTTTTTCTTTTTTTTCATCATAGCAAAGTCAGCACCAGTGATCTTACCGTCTTTGTTTTTGTCCAGTTTAGATTGTCCACCCTTAAGTGCACTACCGCCCCGTTTCATTCTTTTTTTCATGCCTCGCATAAGTATAACTCCTATAAGATTGTCGTTTTAAAACTGTGCCTTCGTAATAGTCTTTAGGCCAGTGATCATAATACCCAGTCTTACGCAAATTGTCACTAGCTTTTTCTAATTCATCAAATTTTTGTACTAAAATCATTATAAATTCGTTGTCTGGTTCCCATTCATTTGTCTCTAAAAACTCGACCGGTTCATCTTCATCCTCATCTTCTGGGTGTGAACCCATTAAGTATATGTTCTGCGGCACGAAAACCTTGTTTAAAGTGTCTATAATAGCTATTAGTTCTTCAACTTCGTATTGTATGTCATCACAACAGGCTATGGCTATTTGTATCTCGGGTTCTTTAGCCAGCGTTATACACTTTAGTATTGTGTCTATAAGTTCTTTGTGCTTATGGCATTCTAATATTCTGTAACTCTTCTTGATCCTAGCTTGCTTTGCATAAGGACAAACAGGCACGTTGCCTAAGTGTTTATTTTTTGGTTCTAGATATCTCTCCGACCATTGGAGGACATCTTCTGTCATTGTGTTCATCTAAGCATGTTTAATAGTGTCTCAATAACAACTAAACCAACGGCCCCCACCGTAGTCAAGACTACCCAATAGATTTTGTCTATCTTGCCACCCAATTTTTCTACATCTTTATGTACATGTTGCACATCATCTTTTATATTATTAAGTTCTCGTTTCACTCCGGTTATGTGTCCTTGTATTGAAATTATATGTTCGCGTTCGGTTTGTGGTTCCATTTCCATTAGATTTTACCTCTCTGGCTGCGACGATAGAACCGATCACTTGGCGATAATAAAGCTTCCTCGTTTCTTGTCAATCCTGTTTGATTATTTACTTGTTGGTTGTTAGCACCCACAACAGTTTGTTTAGGAGCAGCAACAATTTGTGTGTCTGCAAAGTCAGAAGTATCTAATGGTGCTACTGGTATCTCTTGTGTAGGCGGTGTAGGTGTTTGACTAATAGAATTAATATCGAATGGTATTTCATCTAAAGGTGGTCTTGCTGGATCTAAGAAATCTTCAAAACGCCTGTATTTAAATTCATCAATAACTTCTAATAAATCGTAATATGGATAAAGATCTTCGTAGTTCACATCAATGCCTCTTGCTTCGTATTCTTTTACTAGGTCGTTAGCTCTTTTCTTTAAACCATCTTTACTAAACGAAACAGGTGTAAACTCTCCATCCATTAATTTTTTTAAGTTAGGCACGTTACGTCCTTTTTTACCTAACACTTTTTTAATTTGTTCTTCAGTTAACAACCCTGAAGCTAAAGATTTATGAAACATTTTCCATATACCAAACTGTGCTACAAAAGCTTCTTCTTGAATATCTCTAAGCTCGTTGGCCATCACATGACCAACTTGTCGACCTTTTTCATCTAAAATAGGACCACGTGATAATGCGTTGTCTTTACTAAAAAAGGCTTCTGTTTGAAACGCAGCTCCTCTAATTTGTCTTATATCAATAGCTTTATAATCTAGCGCTGTTACCGGATCAATATTCATAATGGAACCACCCATTAATCTAATTAACACGTCACCCAGTTCCATAACTTTACCAGATTTAGTATCTAGGGTTAAAGCACCATATACTTGTGAAGCAGAACGTATAAACCCTGGCGCAATTGTTTCGAATATGTGGTAAATAGATTTTTCTCGTTTGTCCGACGGTGAATCTAAAGGACTAAATATTTTTTTGCCGTCCCTACTCACGCCGTTACGTGCATAGATATCCAGAATAGGTTCTAGCGCAATTGTCTCACTGATAAAAGGTTCTAATAATTTCATAAAAGATCCACCAGCATCAAAGAAACGACGGTCTAATTCTGAGTCTACTTGCGCTGGGTCTAATCGTGTTGAACCTAGCTCTCTTATAAACTGTTCAACTGGCCCAACTAAGTAGTTATATGGATTGTATGTAGAAGCATCAAAAGCTTTAAACGTGCCATCTTCGTTTTGTTTAGTAATAGGTATTAAAATATGATCATCAATAAAGCTTGGACCTAAATCATCTTGGTATGCCCTAAGTTTGTCTTCGCCAACACCTGTCATTTTAGATGCTAACTTTTGTGCACCGTGATTAAAACCATACAAGGTTGTAAATTGTCCCATCAATGCTCTATAACCCATAGCTTGTAATCCTGGATTACCAGAACCAATCATTTTCATTGACGATGCAGTAGTTGCAAGCGATGTTCTAATCATTTCAGCTGGGAAAGATATAAAGTTACCAATTGGTAATTTTCTTAATGCTTGTATTGCAGGTGGTACACGACTGTATGTTGGGTATGTTTCTCTTAATAAATGTGCTGCCATTTCTTCTATGCCTTCAGCCAGCGTTTTCTTAACGCCATTTTTCATAGGCTCCCATTCACGACCAACTTGTGTTCTAAAAAAATTAGAAACATCATTTAATGATTTGGTAAATTGTTTTAATTCTGACATGTAAAACTCATGACCATATGCTTTCCACACGTTATCACCACCAGCATACAAACGTTGCACAGTTTGTGATAATTTAGCGTCACCTATTCGTTGAGTAAGGTTGTTAAAATTACTAATAACTGGTTTACCGTCTTTACCAATTACACCTTTTAAATCTCTAAGTACACCACCAAGTTCTTGTGCAACAACGTTCTCGTCTAATACACCCAACTCAATCTTTCTTTCAATAAATTTTATTAAATCAGATTGATTTATATTTGGACCAGAACCAAAAATATCATCTAACATTATTTTAAAGTTTTGTGTCACGCTAGTTTTGCCACCAATGTGTCCTACATTCATAGCAAATAGACCAGCAGAACCAAAGTTACGCATTTGCGTAGCAGGAGAGTAAAGTGTTTTACCTCCTTGCACCATTGCTTTAAAAGCTAATATGTTTTGATAAAATTTATATTTTAAAGCTGAGTCAAAAATACTGTAACCGGATAATTGTTTTACCATCTCAGGAGTACCGTACAACCCAAGTATGTCTGAAGGTAAGAATCCTGCTCCTTTGATATCTCCAACGGGGATAGAATTAAATATTTTACCTTTAGTTAAAGCATCTTCTGCTGAATTAAATAACCAACCATTTTCTAGCCCTAGTTTTGCTATTCTATCCAAAGCTTGTTTTTGTTGTGTACTAGCAATAACATTACCAGTTGTTTGCATTAAACTGTTTTTAAGATTTTTTTCTTCTCCCATTAATTGTCTAATAACTGCTGGTAGTTCTTGCCCGGTAAATATTTCTAAAGGATCAACAAGACCTCTAACTCCAGATGTTTCTAGTTTACTTGTTATTTTTCTAAGAGCTCTAATAGGATCTTCCATTTCATATCTTGCTACATGCATTAAGTCAGCTACTTTAAGTTCTGCTAAACTGTTAATTGCTTCATCAAGATTTTTAGCGTTAGGAAAAGCTATTTTAGCTTCCGCTTGTAGTGATGTATCTTGTTTAATAAAGTTAGCAATATAGTCCCTAGCTGCTTTGACGTTTTCAGCACCAGGTCTAAAATTAGAATTTGTAAACGCAGCAAATGACCTTTTCATTTGACTATCTATGTCTTGAGTTAGTAAAGTTTTAAGTTTATCTCCATCAGGTAACAAATCTTTAAACTCAGTCATTAGTTTTCTGTAATATTCTTTAAGTTCTAACGCTGCATCTCTTAGCGGTGGATCTATATTTTCTATTTTTTTGTTACCTTTAAGATAATCTAAAACATCATCTAAATATTTTTTTTGTATAATATCAAACTGACCCCATTTTTTATGTTGTTCTTCAAACTTTTTTGCTAGACGATATGTTATTTGTTCTAAGTTTGTATACAACTTATCAATTGTTCTAGACTTTGCTTTGATAAAGTTTTGTGATTTTGTACTTAACGCAAACGCGTCTTTAGTTAATTTACCTATGTCTCTAAACAACGCTAATTTATTATCAATACGTGCAAGGTTAGCGTGTAATGGATCAGCGCTGTTAACAGAAAACTTACGCCATTCTTGAAACGCTGGTAAACCACCACCCTCACCACCAAATACTTTTGGCAATCCTCTAGCAAATGTAGTGCCTCTATTAATTCCTGAATAAATAGAATCTCTAAAGAACATAGCGTCTTGACTTGCTAACGCTGCTCTAGCAAAAACATTTTTACCAACAAACGCAGCTGTAGATTGTATAGCACTAGCAGTTTTTTCTCCTGTTTTACTAATTGCTTTACCAACAGCAGGTATCATAGTTTGTGTATAAGGAATTTTACCAGCTAATACATCAGCAGCAATACGTAAAGGTACACCTGCTAATTGTAACGTGCCACCAACAACAGAACGATTAATTCCAGGTATAGTTTTAAATGGAAGTTTAGCTGTGCCTTTGATTACTCCATATAAAGGCGGACCAACTAATGGAAACGCAGCCCCGATCAGCGCTCCGTCAGCCGCGAATCTTAGTCTATTTCTAAAGTTAGCCGCAACTAAATCACCACCGGTTAAATCATCTGTTCGTTCTGGTTTACCAGGAAGTAATGTTGAGTCATCAGGGAACATTCTTTTTAAACTGTTATTAGGACCACCAGCTATAAAATCTGTTGCTCCAAACACCACGGCTCCTGTACCAACACGACTAGCCAGGTTAGTAAATTGAATAGCACGTTTAGCACTACCTGTAAGATCTGGGTCTAAGTAACGTGTCATAGTATTAACACCGTTTAGACGCATAGCTTTTTGTGCACGAGTAAGTAGTTTACTGACTACTCCACCAGGTACACCAAACTCTACTAACAACGCTGTCATATCACCAAGAAACGTTTCTGGTTCGTTAATACCTTTTTCATCATACAGTTTTTGTAATTTTTCTGTTAAAGCAAAATTATTTTTAGTGGCTAAATCAACACCGCCCAAAATTAAATCCATAACACTAAAACCAATATTAGTAACACCAGTTTCTAACGCACGATTAAACTCATCTATGCCGTCTATGTATGCTTGCTCTGGTGGAGTTTTCGGTGTTGGTCCAAGATTAATATATTTAGAAACATTAGGTGCTATTTTTTCAGCATTTTCTGGTCCTTCTCTACCAATTAAATCATCGAAAAAATTTTTAAAAACTATCGTTGGCATCATTTGTCTTTTTAAAAGACCTTTAAACATAACGTTATCTGTAACTAATTTTGGAACAGAACTGACTGGAAATTTAACTGGTCGTTCATCACGCAATGTTTCTGCTAAACTTTTTTGTATTTCTTGAGCATCTAAAACTTTTTGTTTAAACTCAGCTCTAACGCTGCTAGGCATTTGTCTTATCTCTTCTAAGAATGCTGCTTCATCTTCATCGTATAAAGTCATAGCAACAGCACGTTGCATAGATTTAGGTGCTTCAAGAATCCTATCCATGTTGTCTTGATCCCTTAATCTTTTATCCATAGTAAGATTTAAGTTAGTTAGATACTGACCATAGATAGTATCTCCAGTTATATCATCTCCTACTAAAGCCCCGTCCCGCGTTCCGGTAGCAAAGCCTTTGCCGGCCTCAATACGCTTTTGTCTAACTCTACCACCATCAGCCAATAAAGTGTCTAAATATTCTTGCCTAAGTTTGCTTGATTCTTGTCCTATTAAATCATCACTTAAATTATACAGTTGTTCAAAAGCATCAAAACCATCTGGTTTGTTTTTAATTAAGTATTCGTCAGGTAATTTTCCTTTGTAATTTGTAAAGTCAAACAAGACCTCATGATCATCAACAATTTCACTCCATGTGTTCCATTGTTCTCTAATGGCTTTTTGTATTTCTTTTTTTTCTTTTGCAGTTATGTTTGGTTTTTGTAGATCTTTATATAATTTTCTAATACCAAATTTTGAATTTTCAAATATTTTAAATTTTGACGTATATTCTGGTAAATCAATTAAATTTTTTCCATTTCTTTGAAAGCCACCTTGGTTAACAAATTTTGGAATTATTTGAACGTTTTTTGTACTAAAATCTACTGCACCAGTGTTATGGTAGTCATCTATAATAGATCTAATATGATCTACTTCAAACCTATCATAACCTGTAAGACCCAATTCATCGTTTAATTTTTTTACTTCTCTTCTTAACAAAGCTAATTCTTTAGCTTCTTCTGGATTTTGAGTCCTCCATATTTTTTCTAATTGATTTCTAAGATCATCTTTGTCTCCTGTATTTGTAGACTTTACGTATTTTTTAATTAAGTCAGTGTCTTTAGCAAGATTTTTTATGGCAGTTGACAATCCATTTTTTGGCATACCTAATGTTTCAGCCAACTCCCCAACAGTAACACCAGATCCTCTAGTACCACTCCTTATATTTTCATTTATAAATTCTACAATTGTTTTTTTAACTTGTTCATTTTCTGGAAAAAGAAATCTACGTGTTTCTTTAGGGCCAGTGCTGTCTCTAACTATTAATAAAGAATTTTTCCAAGTTGCTTGGTTATTAGGATCAAAATTTTTAGCAGTTTCATTCATGTTTGATACTTTAATATCAACATCTCTAAGTTTATTATTTTTCATTATTTTGTTAATAGGCGATTTGCTTTTGCCTGTTTGCTCGCTAATTTCCTTAATAGATAAACCTTGCTTTCTTAATTGTATTATGTTTTTAATTTCATCAGCAGTAAATGTTGGATTTACTGTAAGACCCACATCTTTTAAAATGTTTCCTATAGAACTTTTTCCTAAATTTGTTAACTTTACTATTTCTTGTGTAGTTATGTTTGGATTGTCCGTTTTTAATTTAATTACATCATTTTTTTGTTCTTGAGTAATATTTTTTACACCTAGGGGTTTACCTTTATTTTTACTAGTCAAGGTTGCAACAGCGTCATCAATAGCACTCTTGCCTACTACTCCCGTTGTTGCAGTTTCATTTGCAATTGCTTTATCTATGTTTAAAGGCATGTCGTCTGTCTTAGACATAAAAGCTACGTTAGGATCAGTTATATTCATTTTACCTGTCTCAGGATCGAATCTTAATTTACGTACAACTGCCTCAGCGTTTTTAGCTTCAATTGCTTTTATTTGATTGTTAGTAAGTTTTGCATTTTTTAAAGCATCAACAGATTTTTTATTTAATTTACCGTTTTTAAAAGCAAGCTTTATAACTTGGCCTCCTTTTTTAATACCACTTAAACCAAATAATCCTACACCCGGTATAAACTCTATACCTAATTGTGTTAGTTGACCCATGGCATATGCTGTGCTTTCATTTGCAACAGCGTCTTTTAAAATTCTAGTGTGGTCTTCAAACAAACCTTCCATTAAAGTTACAGTGCCATTTTTGTTAAAAAGTTTTTTTTCAATCTTGTCTATTTCTTGTTGTAAATAACCTCTTCCGTAATAATCACCAGCTGTTTTTTGTTTTTCTTTTAAAAATTTATATTGGTTAAATAATTCTGGTTTGTATGTAGATAAAACTTTTTCATAATCTAAATAGTTATCTGGAGTTGCTTGTAATAAAATTGTTCCGTTAAAAGAATCTATTCCAGTGTTAGGACCAAACACGCTGTCGTCAATTGGTAAAAAATTTCCTTTTACGGTGTTGTCTAGACCTAATAAACCCTTACCTACTTGACCTGCAGCTGATTCTATTTCTTTACCAAAATGTTGAGCAGCATCTTCTAAGTTATTTAAACGTTTTATATCTGTAGGTATGTCCCTAGTTAAACTATACAGCTCAGGGTTTTTTCTAAACATTCTATATTGTTTATCAGAAGCGTCTTTAGTTCCTCCCGAACTTAAAACTCCATCAGGTCCTTTTAATAAACCTCTTTTAATAAGTCTATCAAACTTAAGTCTATCTGCTTGGTCTATAGGAAATGTAACACCAGGACCAGTGCTAACGTCTTTAAATATTTCTTCATTATTTTTATTTTCAAAAGAACCATAACCATATCTAGAACTGGTTATAGGGTTATCAATACCTAACAATTTTGATACTTTATTAAATATAGAAATGTCTTCTGGAACTCCGTAAGGTGTTAACAAACCTTCGTCCTCGGCTCTTTTAACTTCGTTAGTATAAAATTGTCCTGGTAAACGACTACCCATTTCTGAACGATGCACGTTGTCTATTAATTTGTCCTTATAGGTAGGACCATGTATGTTCATGCCTTTAGTGTAAGGACCGTCAAATATACCCATTTAAGCCACCGTTGGTAGTTCTAAATCTGTATTATATTTTTGATTAAATCTTGTTATGTCTTGTGATGTTTGTAGTTGTGCAAAATCAATCATAGCTTCTTCACTGCTTAAGATTAATTGTATCACACTATCTGATACTTCGTTAGGTAAACGTTTCCTTAA